TCGGCCATTTCTGAGACAGATAGATCTTTTGGCGAAAATCCGGGGCTTTTGATGTCCATTTCGGATGTCCCAACGAACGGCCTGCCCACTGCTTTACCGCTCACTGCCCGTGCCAGATCAGACTGGACTTGCGAGAGCTGCAGGTCGGATAGGTTGCCGAGCGTTTTGAGCGACACAATCAACGATGGCACGCCGGATCGGGATAGCACGGTGGTTTCGTATTGGCCGATGATCTTGACCAGTGCCATTTCAGCAACAACAGAATCGAGCACCGAAACGCCACGGCTTTGGGCATAAGATGACCGCCCCTGACGGTAGGCCAGCATCAATTCGGCGGGAACACTGTAGTTGTAAGCACGGCCCCAATCGCTTCCCGTCACTGGATATTCGATCACCTCGTTAATAGATTCGCCCATGATCGGACGCATGATCCAAGGCGATGGGATCGGCATTAGTTCCGTGACCGCATTACCAGCGGTGTTAGTGATCACCTGCACATAGGCGTTGCCATTGTCGCACAGGCTGGCGTACAGGTGCTCCAGCACGGTGGCATCCGACTCGCCGGGTGATGGTCGTTGCCAGAGGTATTGCAATGGGTGATCGACCGGGATAAACCCGCCGTCTTCATCCCAATAGCCCACCTGCATGATCGCCTTAGTGGAGTTACGTCGCATCGCCTGAATCGCTGCCTGAACCACGCTCACTTGTGTGTAAGGGCGTGCGAGCGTCATGTAATCGTTAGATAAGCCAGTCATCATATCCACCGACCATGATGACGCGGCAATATCGGCGGTGTTGGCTGTGACGCCAGCCCTCACGGACTTGGTGAACCGGTCTCGGATGTTGTCAAATAGTGTTGCCATAGTGGTTTAGGAGACCCATCTGAACGGTTGTACTGAGGAGAGATAGCTGAACGTGTCGGCAGCGGCATCGACCTGGTCATCATGTTTTCCGGTCGGAAATGAACACAGCTCGTCAATGAAGTCGCGGTTCCATTCGCCTTTTTCCAGCTCAATCGAACCGGATTCAAAAGCAGCGGCCATTGGCATAGCCCGCACTTCTTTTGAGCCTGTTGGCCGTTTGCTGATCACCCCGTAACCGATCAGGTTGCGGGTGTCGTGCTGGACCTGATCGACACCAGCGGAGCCGGGGTCTTGTGCCAGGTGGACGATCGTTTCCCGCCCGTCGGTCTCGGCAATCTGACGCTGAATTGTGCGACGGGTGGCAGGCGACCATTGCCCCCGCGAAACGTGCTTGACCCTGTAAGTGTCTCCGGTCCTGCACATCCACACACCGGCAGTGTAATCACCACCACCGACCGTTGCGGCTGTGTCCCACGCCCGGCATGCGTTGGAGTTGTCTGGTATCGGTGATGGATCGACGATTTTGAACCATTCCGGTCGAAAGAAGCCGCCATCACGGGGCGTTGGTGTCTGTTGGTAGAGTGCGGAAAAGGCGTAGGAACCGACGGTCCGTTTGATCCGCTCGAAGTCCTCCACCGAATACCGTTCTGGCCAAAGTGCTTCACCGGGCTGACGTCCGATCAGGTCATCCGCTTCAGCAATGGCAGGCAGACTGACCACATCCCACTGTTCGCCACCGTCACTGGCCTGCTCTAGCAACTGGCCAGCCAAGTCAAGGCTGTGCCAGCGGGTCATAATCAGGACGATTGCCGCACCTGGGTGAAGGCGTGTGTACAGGTCATTTTGATACCAATCCATCACGCGAGCACGATAGGTGGGTGATTCGGCCTCAGCACGCGACTTGACTGGATCGTCAATAATCACCAAGTCGGCACCATAGCCTGTGACACCAGAGCCGACACCGACCGCGTAAAGCCCGCCACCGTGTTCACTTGACCACTGATTCTGTTTGTTTTGGTCGTCGGAAAACTCGAAACCGAATTCCTTGGCGATCCGTCGCGTTTGTCGGCTGAAGGTGCAGGCTAGCGAGTGGTTGTAAGCCCCGATTATCACCCGTAAACCTTGATTCAGCAACAACCTGTAAGCCGCGTAATGGATCGTTGCCAGTTCACTCTTGCCGTGCCTGGGCGGCAAGAAGAGCATCAACCGTTTGCAGTCACCGGTCGTCACCCTGTCCAGCGCCCGGCGGCATTCCGCCAAGTGTTCGGGCGACCACTGGTGTGCTGGTGTTGCCGCTTGCAGGAAGCGGTTTAGGCCCCTTGGAATCAGTTGTTTTTCGTGGTGGCGTGTCGCACTCATTGTCTAGGCTTGACCAGTCGATTGCGGGTTTGTCGCTGATTTCGATATTCGTCGTCACCTTGCCGTCCATCCGGTCCCAGATCGCTGACCAGTACCGGAAGTCGCCCTCCAGAGCCATCTTCAAGCCTTTCTGGACCATCGCCCGCAGGAGTTCCGGCTTAGATTCCAGCTCTGCCTCAAGTGCGGATTGGAGCGGCTTTTTTGGACGCCCACCAGCGTTGCCAGATGTTCCTTTGGGCCACGGTGGTCGAAGGTTTTGGATGTTAGGTGGCATGATTTTTGTCTCCGATGTTATGCCGGTGTTTTTACCGAGGTCTCTCGAACGGCTACCATTCCTGTCAGATTCTCCCACCGTTTCACGATCACGTCACAATATTGGGGGCTGATTTCCATGCCGTAGCACTTGCGGTTGAGTTGTTCGGCGGCGATGATCGCCGTTCCACTTCCACAGTATGGATCGAACAGGGTTTTCGCGTCCTTGCATCGTTCAACGCACCACGCAAACAGTTCTACTGGTTTTTTTGTGGGGTGCGAAATGTCTTTGAGTTTGGATGCCTGCTGTTGTTGGTTGATGCTCTTGAGATAAACACCGTACCCGCCCTTACTCCAAGCAACTTCCGCGTCAGCAAGAAACGCTGAGCCATCGGAGGCCCGCTTATCCCAAACAAGCCACGTTCCGACAGGCAACTTTGCCGCGTATAGGTTGGCACCCCACATGATTACGTTTGGGTAGCCCAGCCATCGGAACGGATCAAAACTCTCTGAGTCGCCTTGAATGTCTTGATATTGGTTCGTGCAAGTTACTTCGCCTTTTTTTCGGAATCGAGTGTAGTCACCATTCCACGAGATTCCGTAAGGAGGATCGGTAAGCAAAAGATCCGCTTTCACCCCATCCATCAACCGTGCCACATCACCAGCATTCGTCGAATCGCCACAAAGCACCCGGTGCTCACCGAGAATCCATAAATCGCCAGCCTTGGTGATCGGGTCAACGGGTGGCTCCGGAATTGTATCTTCAACGACCTCTTTATCCGCCCCAAGCAGCTCACTCCCCAACCCCTCCACAAGTGCATCAATCTCGACATCACTATACCCCGCCGCAGCCGTATCGAACTCCTCCGATTGCAACGCTCGCAAGGTCTCAGCCAGCGCCGTGGTATCCCACTCGGCCAGTTCTGCCGTCCGGTTGTCAGCGATGGCGTAAGCGGTCGCAGCCGATCCAGTCAGCGACGACTCGACCACCTTGATATCGCTCCACCCTAATTTGACTGCGGCCATGTAGCGACCGTTGCCCGATAGGATGATGCCCTTGGAGTCGATCACAATCGGGTGTTGCTGCCCAAACTTGCGCAGGCTGGCAACGATCGCGTCAATGTTCCTTTCGCCGTGCTTTCGCAGATTGGCAGGGTCTTGACTGATCGAGCCGATGGCGACTGATTTGATCTTCATTTGAGTTTTCGAGTCCTGCGTTTAGCCTTCTTATCCCGCGATTCCGCCTCAGCCTCAGAAGCCTCAGCGAAAATATCGTCAATCCGCTCGTTCTCAAGTTCGCGTTCAAACCCCGTGGAATGGCAGGCAGCACAGTAGAGACGCGAACCGCGTTTGATCCCTCGGCAACGATCACACGTGGCCGGGTCTTGATCCTGTGCCTCAGGCGTCCAATCACCCTGGCCGAATACTACGCCAATCACGGCGGGTGCTTTGCGACCTTCTGAGGCGGCAATTTTGCGATAGGTGTTGCGACAGACGCCAAGTATCTGACAGGCCTTGGTGTCCGGGATATCCATGTATTTGAGCGCAATCGCCAGTGATCGGCGAACCGTACCGACATCAATATCAGACCGCTTTCGGCCACTCAAAGTGACCTTCACGCCGGATTGACTGACAATCATGATGTTCGCCCTCATTACCTATAAGGTGTAATATGTGTGCAACTATTCCGTGTGAGTAAGTGCAAGTCATGGTGTGGTAACGAATTAAAAAATATTAATTTTGTTCACGCCTCCTGCGGGTGTGGTATTCCACCAGACTGACCGGTGGTAACGGGATCGGCCCCAAGTCAGCCAAGTTGGCCTTGTCACCGTGCAATGCCCGGAGCCGTGACCATTTGCGGCTCCGTTGGGTCAGTTGGCATCGCCATTCCCACTCTGTTCTCGCTTGCTTTTGCATTTAGGGTCCCACTTTGGCTTGGGGTCTGGATCGGACAGGAAAACAGACGAGACATTGGTGATGATGTCGGGGTCGTCCGTGTCTACTTGGTAGGTCACAATGTGGTTCTCCTGCCTTGCCCCGTGCAGGATCATGTTCCGAAGTGCGTGAAATGCCACCATGAAACGAGCCATCACACACCACCTGCCCATAGGGCCATGCAAACCGCATCAGCCTCCCCATCGGTCAACTTACCGATCGCTGGAAAGCGTCCATTGCAATATACGATAGACCGCTTCTTTTTCAGCGTAGAATCAATGCCGTTCAGAATGGATTGCCATTTTTGAGGCGTCACATATTCAAAAGGCATCGTAATTCCCGCCAGAACACCTTCGATCACGCCTGCGCCGAATCCAAAGGTGAACATGGACACGCCACCATTGCCGGGCATCGCGTGAACCTTTTCGATGACCACCCGGCTGGCGTAATCCCGCTCGATCAGGATCTCCCGGAGGCCGCGTGAGTCCATCACCTTCTTGCCGCCAAACTTAACGACGGGCATCCGGTGCGTTTCGACGATCCGCCCGTTTTCAATAACTGCAATGCCACCGGATAAGCCGGGGTCGATTCCGATGATGGTCATGCGTCTGACTCCTCCACTCGACTGATCTCCCAGTCGAGATATTGCCGTGCCTTTTTGAGATCCTGCAACTCAGTCCCTTTGTACGGCGCTCGCATGACATATTTGATGACATTGCCACGATAAAAAGTCTCGTAAGCACAGATCTCGATTGGTTCAATGCCGCTCGGATGGCTGGTGTAGTGCTTCGGATGCTTGATCGGGTCATCTTTTATCAAAGTGTAGTGAGTCGGATTTGGTCCAGCCGTTTTCTCGCGTTCAAGGTGATTGGTGATTTCAGCCCCGAATGCGGATGAAAGTGCGTCTAGGTGCGATGTCATGCAATCGGCCTCCAGTGAGTGACAATCCAGTCTTGGTGTTCTGCGTCGTCGTATGCGATTTTTTGGTTAATCCAATCCCAGTTGGTGCTGAGCGGCATTGACCAGCACCACTCGTTTTCTCCTGCAATGGGCGTCCGGACGCCGAGAAACTCAAGGCCTTGTTCTTCGATCCGTACGGCCATAAGGTCATCCATCGGCGGCAGCGTGGCCGGATCGGCGGTTATTTCGATCCACACCGGCGTCATCAGGTTGTAGACCGTCAACGCCGCAGCCTTGGCCTCGCCAGTCAGGCTGGCGATAAAATCAATCGAATTCATTTGTATTTATCCCATTAGCAGTAAGACTCACCCACCCACCATTACTAATGCCATTGTCAAACCATCTCGCCTCCCCCTTATACACCACAGCGTGCCATTCAAAAGCATGAATAAAGCCGGTAGGTATGTACCTCTCGACATCTTCCTTTGACTGGAATAGCAACACTGCACCGAATTTTTTGACCAGTTTTTTGGTCTCGATTTGCTGGATTGCCCAGACAACGGGCCTGTCTGCGAGTTCAGCCTCAAGCTCGGCAATCTTCGTAAGAAGATCCTCGAACTCGGCTTCCAGAATCTTTTCAAGCGGTGTCATCATCGTCTTCCTCGTCTTCCTCTTCCTCTTCGTCCTCGTCGTCGTCGTCATCGCAATCGCAACACAGCAAGCACGTCGCGCAATAATCGCAAAAATGTTGTGTTTGCCTTTCGCATTCATAGCACTCCGCAAACGGCGGTTTGAGCAACTCTTCAGGCGGTGTCATCGTGCCGAAGCCTCCTGTAGGGGTGAAAAGTCTGCCAATTGCGGATCCAAATGGCACATCCACTTAAGATCACGTGCGAATTGCAACAGATCGCCATCGTTTGGCCGGTCCAAAACAAACCACGCCAATTGCCCACTGCGGATAAATAGTATTTCGGTCCGTTGTGAACGCGGGTCCATATAGGCCGCGAATCGCTCGTAACCGATCCTTTGATCCAGCACCGATTGCAGTGCAACCCGCAATGAAATAAGTGTTTCGCTGCGAAAGTGCCGGT